TTCAAACTCTTTGATCTTGTCCATCACCCAATAAACCTCATCCATACTCGGACAGGGGCGTGGATCATCCCAGCGTGTGAATTGATTGTTTGTGATTTCCCACTTAGCACCAGGGCGAAGCATGTGCATCGCCGTATCAATGCCGAGGAACCTGTAGACCTTCGTGTTTTCCATTTGACCTCTTATTGATTGATCTTGATGATGACGATACCTGAACCACCTGCGCCTGATGTTGTTGCGCCTACACCACCGCCACCACCGCCACCACCAGTATTAGTCGTTCCTGAAACCGCAGCCCCTGAATAAGCACCAGCACCACCACCGCCTGTGCCTCCACTGCCATTGGTTTTTGTTCCGGCTCTTGAATCGCCTGACCCACCGCCGCCGCCAGAATAAGAGCCGCCACCCAAGGATGCGCTGACGGTAGTACCAGCCCCGCCGTTACCGCCTCCGCTGCTTGTTGCGTTGGAACCTGTTCCCCCAGAGGCACCACCTCCACCACCGCCACCACCAACTCCATATGTGGCGTTATCGGAAAATCCTGTTCCACCAGCGCTTCCTTGCGATGCGTTTCCTTGAGGTGGGCTTGTTGAAGGTGTGTTTCCAGACCCTCCAGCATTATTACCAGAACCTCCTCCACCTGCACCGCCGTTAATACCTGTTCTTGTTGTGGCAGATGAGCCACCACCGCCGCCACCATATGCTTTGATGGTGTTAGTCCCAGCGCCAGTTGGACTTTCAGTAATTGGTGAGCCAGCAATAGATGAATCACCGCCACTCCCGCCTCTTACAGATGCGCTTGTTGACGCTGTTCCTGCCGCCCCAATAGTGATTGTGTAAGCGGTTCCAGCGGTTACCGTTAATCCTGTTCCCGTCCTGTAACCTCCGCCACCACCACCGCCACCAGCATCAAAACCACCTCCACCACCACCAGCAACGATCAAATAGTCAATGCTAGTCACGCCTGTCGGACAAGTCCATTGTCCTGACCCTTTGAATACGAATACGGATTGAGATGGTGCTTGATACTTCAGAATGACAATGCCGGAGCCGCCGTTGCCGCCTGCGGCATAGCCTGTTTGGTAGTGACCAGCCCCACCGCCACCGCCGCTTGTAGCCGTTCCTGCTGCTCCTGCGTTGTTTCCGCCTGAAGCGCCAGCATCTCCACCGCCGCCATATCCACCTGTTCCTTGAGTTCTGGTGCCTTCAGCAGCACCGCCGCCGCCTCCTGAGTAATAACCTGTTGAGGGAGAACCACCAGGGCCAGCGCCACCAGAATTTGACGCAAACGACGGTCCCTGAATCCCTATACCGCCGTTACCTCCTGCGGTTGAAGTGCCGTTAGAACCGTTACCTCCAGCACCTCCACCTCCTCCGCCACCGTATCCAGGCGCACCTCCAGTAGCGTCACCACCGTTGTTGCCTTGACTAGGGGATGTGTTGGGCGTGTTACCAGTGCCTCCTGTAAATGGAGCTGAATATTGAGCGCCGCCTCCAGACCCACCATTTATAGTCGGAGATGTTGCACCGCCACCACCACCGCCTGTCGAAGTAATTGTTGAAAATATCGAATCATTACCTTTGGCTCCAGAAGCGCCAGAGCTGGCAGCAGACCCATTCCCTCCACCTCCTACGGTAATGGTGTAAGTAGTGCTAGAGGAAACAGGAAGTCCTGTTCCAGTTCTGAACCCTCCTGCACCGCCAGCCCCATAATTTGCAGCACCACCACCACCGCCAGCGACTACTAAATACTCAACCTCAGTCACCCCAGTAGGTGGAGTCCAATCTTGAGTTGCTGTGAAGGTTTGGATGATGGTGAACTTCTTAGCAGCACCACCCAAAAGCATATTGAGAATGCCTGTCATGTCACGCTTCCGGTAACGACACAAACTGTTCCGCTAATAAACAAGATAGTCGCAACACCTCTCGTAGCTAGTGTCATCGTCGCTTTATCACTATCTGTTCCTGCTATGTAAGCCGTTGTAATTGAGCAAGTGATTGTTAAGTTCCCGCTGGTGTTGTTGTAAAGAGAAACGGCATCACCGGCAGAAAACGTCGCATCAGGAATCGTGATTCCAGCAGATAACGAAACTACTTTGCCGACATCAGCAACAACAAGTGTTGTCGTCGTTGAGCTTACCGGTACGTTTAGAAACCCTAACGAAAAGTTGCTAGACAGATCTGGAAGCGTTGCCGTAACACTGCTAGATGTATTCGCGCTTTGCAGGGTCTGCGTACCAGCGCCAGAAGCGTTACCCTGAACTTTTAAGTTGCTCATATCTAATCCTTAGCTAAAAATCAACCAACGCTGGTCTGTACCTACCGTTACAGCAACCCCTGTGTTAATCGTGACAGGGCCAACGCTCATGCCGTTATATGCCGAAGTTACCGAATAATTGCTTGAAATCGTTTGCTGATTCTCCGCAATAACACCAGATCCACCACCACCGCCTAACACACGGATCTGAATCTCAACACCATTGGCAGGGGCAGTCGTAAAGACGACATTAGAGCCAGAGACCGTGTAATCCTGCGTAGGTTCTTGTACAACACCGTTCTCCATCACGAGGACGTTATTAACCGTAATGCCACTCGTTACTGCAAAGGTCGTCGTAGAACCGTTGCCCGTGTAAGTATAAGTGGCGTAACCCGTACCGCCACCACCTCCACCTCCGCTGATCGTTACCGTGACTGCGGTTCCTACTGCGGTTGCCGTTACACCAGCACCAACAAAGTCAAAAGAAGTTACACCAGACGTTAGTAGGGTGCCATCATCTGAGACCGAGATATTGGTGCCTGTGCCAGAAGGTCCTGTCGGGCCCGTGGCTCCCGTAGGACCGGGGACTGTAGAAGCCGCCCCTGTAGGGCCTGTTGGGCCTGCTACGGTCGAAGCCGCACCCGTGGGACCCGTTGGACCTGCCACAGTAGACGCAGCTCCAGTGGGACCTGTTGGTCCGGGAACCGTTGAAGCCGCCCCGGTGGGCCCCGTAGGACCCGCGACAGTAGAGGCTGCACCAGTAGGTCCGGTTGGCCCAGCTACCGTAGAAGCCGCTCCGGTCGGTCCGGTTGGACCCGCTACCGTAGATGCAGGACCTGTGGGCCCGATGTCGCCTTGAGCACCGGTGGGGCCGGTCGGACCTTGAGCACCTGTTGGACCTTGAGCGCCGGTTGGGCCAATGTCACCCTGAGGACCCGTTGGACCGATGTTTCCTTGAGCACCCGTGGGACCCTGACTGCCGGTCGGTCCAATATCGCCTTGCGGGCCTGTGGGGCCTGTGGGGCCGGTGGCTCCGAATCCACCGCCGGGAATAGTGACAGTGACCGCATCGCCTACAGCCGTTGCAGCGACACCTAAGCCAACAAAGTTGAAGGATGTGACTCCAGTGGTTAGGACTGAGCCCTCATCCGAGACAGCAATGTTTGTCCCGGTTCCCGCGGGACCCGTGGGTCCTGTCGGGCCTGTAGAACCGGCTCCTGTGGGTCCAGTCTCACCAGTGGGGCCCGTAGGTCCAGCCACCGTAGATGCGGCTCCTGTGGGGCCTGTAGGACCGGCTACAGTGGATGCTGCGCCTGTAGGACCAGTGGGTCCGGCTACTGTAGAAGCAGGGCCTGTGGGTCCTGTAACACCTTGTGGTCCTGTGGGGCCGGGGACGGTAGATGCAGCGCCAGTAGGGCCAATATCACCCTGACTTCCGGTGGGTCCTGTGGGGCCTTGAGCGCCGGTCGGGCCCGTGGCTCCCCCGCCAATAATCGTGACTGTGACATCACCACCGACTGCTGTCGCTGTAGCACCGGGGCCCGTGATGTTAAGCGATGTGAGTCCTGACGTAATCTGTGTGCCAGCATTGGAGACAGGAATGTCTGTCCCTGCACCCGCAGGGCCTGTCGGGCCGATAACGCCCTGATCGACGACAAGCGTTACCTGTGTGCCGCCAGTGATGGTTAGGTTGACGTCGCTCAATTTGTCACCCCGTTGGATCTGACGAGGAACAACAAAAAGACAATCAGGTCTTGAGCAGGCGTAGATCCGCTAGCAGGGATCGCTATCGTGATGTTCCCAGAAAAACCGACAGGGTTGTTAGCGTTAATGTCTAGTTGTACATCTGTTGACAGCACCGACCACGCGGCTTCATCTATGACGAGAGTAAACGATCCACCAGACAGATTCTGATTCGTGATCGTAAGGTTTACTGGACTGGGGGGTGGCGTGTAATCGGAAATATCGAATGTCAGGCCGTATCTGGAGTCTCTGACGTTTGAGAGCTGTCTGCGGATGATCTGACTTGTGATGGTTGCGCCGGTTAGGTTGAATGGCGAACCCGATTCATTGTTGAGCGTAAGATTCCAGTAAGTTTTCTGGTTGTATACCAGCTCACCAGCAATAATCTGATTGTTGAACCCGCTGACCTGTGTCAGCGTATTGCGATTAAAAATAGCTATGCTTTTACCCAGCCTTTCCGCTCAAATGCGTATCCGGCATGAGGCTGCAATTTTACGCCGTTAACGATTCGACCCCTACATCTTCTACTGATAGTTGTTTTATTAACGCCATGAATTTTTGCGGCTTCTTCTGGCGACTCAAATCTACCGAGCGGCGTTATATACCATCCTTGAAAACGAGGAGCTAATTTTCCTTTCTTGCCCCAATTTGGATTTTCTTCGCCAATCATTTGATTGTTTCCGAAGCCGCCTCTAGCCAAATTCAGGCCAATTCTTTTTTGTGGTCGTAATTTTTTTTCGAGGTCAAATAAGTAATCAGAAGATCCGATCACAAGAATGGTTAGCTTAAGTTGCTCCCATATTTTCTTGAATTTATGCTTATGAGAACGCATTCTCGCAGCAAGATCTTTGGTTACGCCTATGTAACCACTTTCAAACATATTTAGCTCATCGTGACGATGAAGCCAGTAAAGAATAGCCATATTCCCTCGCTCGGTAAGATTGACGTTCGCTAGGCACTCCCAGCAGAACGATGGCTGTCTTGTCTTTTCTTGATTCTACGGCTTTTGCTCTAGCGACGCAATCCTTGCCTCAAGCTCTTTTACGGCGTTAGTAAGCACGGCAATCATCTCAGTCATTGCAAGGCCTAACCGCTGACCTTTAGGTGTCTCCACGGACGAGACGACTTCGGGAATGATTGACTCGACATCCTGAGCGATAAATCCGAGATGTGGATCAGCCTGACCGATGTAATTGAATTTCACGGGTTGCAAGGCAAGGATCTTCTGAAGTCCACCACTGTAGTTCTGGATGTTCTCTTTGACATTTCTGTCTGACGAGTTTACCCACGAACCAGCATCAGCATAAGCATTACCGTTGGAGTTGAATGTCCACGTCTGGGAGGCGCTGCTTGTATAAAGAACAAGATTAGATCCGACCGTCCCATAGGAACCCGAACCATTCGTAAAAACCCACGAATTATCGGCGAAAGTCGTTCCTCTCAGTGAGGCTGTCTTACCGGAAGCAAGAGCGATAGAGTTTGTCCACGGGTCGGGCAACGAAGGCGTAGCTCCCGTCGGGCCTGTTGCTCCCTGCGGGCCGGTCGGGCCGGGAACGGTAGACGCTGCGCCGGTGGGGCCCTGTGGGCCTGTCGGTCCGGGAACCGTTGATGCTGGGCCAGTAGCACCCTGCGGGCCAGTAGGTCCGGGATTTCCTTGTATCCCCTGATCGCCTTGTATACCTTGCGGGCCCGTCGGCCCCGTAGGTCCGGCAACGCCTGAAGCCCACGAACCGTCGCCTCTTAAAAAGGTCGTCGTGTTGTTGGGGATGTTTTGGATCTGCGTGAAGCCTGCTGAGGTATTCGGGAAGTAGTAAACATTGGAAGCGATACCGCCATTGGTAATGCTTATAGCGTAACCATTGACATTAGAAAACGTAGAGGCAGCCGTACTTGAGCCAGAACTGGTCTTTTCAACCACTAACGCTTCGGCTAAATAAGAACTTATATACGCGCCCTTAACTAACGGAGACCCTGCGCCATTGGGAATCTTGAGCGTAAATTGACCAAACCTACCACCTAAGAACTGAACCGCACAATCCGCATAAGGGTAGTTAACAGCATTGACACTCAGGATCTTTGTGTCGTAACCAGATACGCCCATCGAGAACCACGGAGTAGACCCTCCAGAAGATGAGTAGCCCTGAATCTCAAGGTTGTTGGAGTTGTTGATCGTGATCCGATTTGCTCCGGTGCCAGAGGCAATCTCTCCTCTGAGATATGCAGCAGACGCATATAAGCCACCAGAGGTCTTATCGAGATACCAACCTGCCGTTCCATAACTTGAAGAGGTCGGAGGAATAGGACCGTTGTAGTTGTCAGAAAGGATGCTCTGAAACACAGAAGCGGCTATAGGTCCTGTCCACGCTGTCGAATTAGCGGGTACTCCATCTACCGTCACTGCGTTGGCGTTATATCTTCCCTGTAGATACCAGAGTACTTGACCGATAGAGATACCGGGAACCGTGGACGACCATCCAGCAGGCACAGACGATCCAGAGGTCGGCGTTGAGAAAGAAGGTGTTGATGCGGTCTGCGACTGAACTAGGTACGCGTTAATAAAAGCTATGCCTACAAGCCCCGAACTTCCTGTAGGCCCAGACCCACCTGTAGGACCCTGTGGACCCGGATCTCCTTGCGGGCCTTGACTTCCTGTAGGGCCCTGTGCGCCAGTGGGTCCTGCCATTCCTGTGGGCGACCACACAAACGCTGCGCTCGTAGCCGACAGTGCGCTCTTAGCTGACTCGTTGGAAACCGAGAAAGCGAAGTACCACGTTCCACCGGCTATCTGTAAATTCTGGAACTTAACCGTACTTGAGTTTGCAAATGTCGATCCGTTGCTCAGGATTTGAGAGCTGATGACTTTCCAGTCTGTTGCAGAAGGAGTCGCAGAACTTGTATAAAACAATGTGACAGTAGTGACTCGACCTACAGTCGGCATCGTGCAAGTAGCCGAAAATGTCGGAGGCGCAGCAGAAGGTGCAAGATCGCCTAAGACCGGAGCATTCAGACTCGAGAAGTAAGTCGGAGACGGCAGGCTAGAGTTAGGCGCAGGAGCAAACGCTGTAATACTTGAGTCGTCATAAACGTCAGCGTTGTATTCAGATAGTTCTAATGTAGCTCCTAAGTTCCCGTCATCTACCGTAGCCTCGGACACCTTCATGACTCGGAAGAGCTTGTTTGTCCATCCGTAGTCTGCGTTTGTAATATCAACCACATCACCCGCGTCAACTTGTATGCCCGGATATGTCGAGGTGATGGTGACGATGAGATCTTCTCGTGCCTGCTCTAGCCTTCTATTACCGAGATACTGGGCTTGCACAGAGTTGTTGCAAAAGTCTAGGCTGGTGGTTTGTCTGTTATCAGGTTCGTTGGGATACCTTAGGCCCGCAGGTGTCTCAAGAAACACCATATCGGGCTGATCCCGATTGTCTTTAGATGGAAACTCAATTTGTATCTGATTGATCTGCTGATTAATGTCAATCGCAGAGACTCTGATCTCACCGATCAAGTTTGAGTCATTGAACGAGAATGTAGAACTATCGGCTTTGTTGATAATGATCGACCACAGCCCCGAGGCGGCGTTGTAAGCCATCCAACTATCAGAGCACTCCAGCATCTTCTCAACGTTATCTAATACTGGCCTTCCCGTGTCTATGACACCGTTAATTCTGTAGCGAGCTTGTGTGGCCGATCCGCCGCCAGAAGGCGTGTAAGTAATGGTCTGATCCGAGTAAGTATTAAGAGCTGTCGCACTCGTAGAGTCCACGAGACCAGTCATGCCTGCGCCGTAACGCTCGTCTGTCATGTAGTCGTACCACGCATCGCCGGGCTTACAAACAGATCCGCCTTTAGGAAGGTGTGTGCAGTAAAACGTTATGGGCTGTAGGCCTGTCGTGCCTGCGTCAGCGTTGTAATTCAGCTTGACGATTGCAAACGCTAATCCGTTCATCTGACGGCCAGATGCAGGCCAGCGAAGAGATGCGGGGATCTCAGATCCGCCCATCGTTACATTAGGTGCGGTTCCGTTTACAGGAGTAATAACGCCAGCATTCGTAGATGTGTAAAGACTGATGTACAGATTGCCCGAGATCTTGTCATCGACATTACTTGCACCATCGGTCAGGGATACTACTTTAGTCTGATCTACATTATCAAACGTGATTAAGCGATCACCGTAGTAAAACTTTTGCGTGTCATAAGTAAAGGTTGCAGACGCATCCGACGATATAGAACTTATGGCTATGACGTAGTACATCGTCTTTTGATCGGTTGTCAGCACCGCATCGACAAAGGTTCCGCCTAGCCACGCACTGCCATAAACGACAGGGATGGAATTACTGTTAGCAGGAGGCATTTGCTGCCTAGCGCCCATATCCTGAGCCTGCGAGGGCTTGTTACCAAAAGCTCGCGTAACGACAAAGGAAACCGCAAAGTTGATTGCAAAGGTCGCAGCTGCAAGACCAATAGATCCTAATGCAGCTCCGGCAGCGGCCATTGATCCATAAACTGCGCTTAAGACAATTGATGCTGGCATGATCTACTCTCGAAAGAAGGTCGCTTGCAAGGGCTTGAATTTATACTTCGTATAGTCTATTTCCGGGCTAGATGGCATCAGGCTTGTACATACAATGTCCACACGTTTTTGATCCAGCATGTATTGAGCGAGTTGATTAAACCTTAACCACAATCTCCCGCCGATACTTGTATTTCTGTACTCTGGCATGACCCACCACGCCACCTCGTGAAGCTCTCTTATGTGGCGATTCCAAAAGTTCCTGCCAACATAAGCCGCTAAAAACCCGCGAAGATTGTCATCAACAAGAACAAATCCTCGACCGTTAATCATTTGATCGAATAGATTTTTAACCTGATCTATGTTCTGATTTTCTTGTAGCGCCTTGATACCGGCTTCTTTTGCATAAGCCTTCATCATCTCAATGAAGTGAGGCAGATCGTATTTTGTCGCGTATCTCATTGTCCGATACGGTCCGTATCTAATTTGCGTTGAATATCCGTCTCTACGCCAACAACCACATCCGATCCCGGCGCTGATTGAGAGCCAGATTGCGGTGGAGCGCCAAAGTCAAAATACTGTCCAGCAATCGCCGCAACTCGACTCATGCTTGTATCGCCCGAGTATTGTTGTTGCCAGCTATTTACGTTTGTGCGAATGCCTGCAATTCTGTTTTCCAGAATGGCCCTGAAAGAAGCGCAAGAGATCGACGCTGTAACCGTTCTGCTTCTTAGTTGCTCGTTCCAGTCCTCAGTCAGGCTGATGTTGGAAACAATCCCCTGATAACGCTTGAAGAATTGTGTGCTAGGGCTTGTGATGATCTGATAGTTAGAATCGAAGAATCCTCGCCAGATCTCGACAGTCGAACCCTTGATGTTTGATCCTAAGACCAATGATACGTTTGTCGGGTCGATGCCTATAAGACCGATCACCATATCAATTGATGTGGCCTTAATTTCTCGATTAACTGCACCGACAGACAAAAGACTTCCCAGATTTGAGAACGTCGTGCCGCTAACCGTAATAGGAGCAGCAGCGTTACAAAATGCGTAAGTTGTTGTTGATGTCGTAAGTTTTACAAATTCACCGTGAGTAATGCTTGCGCTATTTAGCGCTGTCATTGGCGTACTCACTGGACGTTCTCCCTAAAGACAAAGTCTGAATTCCACTCTACGAAAGCGCCGTTAGTCATCGGGTTTAACGTGTAAATAGGACAAGACTCCGCAACCACAGAGAACGTGCAGGAAGCCCCTACAGCCGTTAATGTGCCCGTAGAGGGTGTTCCTATCACCGGGCGATGTAACGTAACGCTAACGGTCGATCCTGAGCCTCTCAGCACCTCTGTGGTGACCTTGTAGGGATAGTTGCCTATCTGGAGGAAGTCGCCAGCAGCAAAGACGACTGTAGACGCTGAGACAGCGGGAAGATTGCCGACAGAAATCGTTGTCGCGTTAGGAGCAGGAACGCTATCAAGGGTAAGAGCCGCAGCCTGTCCAGATGTGAGGCCACCTTTGTACTCTGTAAACCACTGAAGATTCGTAGTGTTGAATGTGATTGTCGCCGCGGTCTGTCTATCTAGATTGTCAATCGTCTGGATAACGTCTCTGACCTGCGGGTAATAAAGATAAGAATGAGGGCGAACCGTGAACACCCACGGAACCGAAGTTACATACTGCGCCGTCCTGACTTGCCCGGATCGTGAGTATTGCTGACCAACCATTCGACGGTTATTAACCGTGATGTATTGGGAGATGTTTAAGATGGTTTGGAAGCTCATGCTCTGCCTCTCGGTGAGAGTGATTTTTGAGCGTAGGCATTAGCTGCCCATACCGCTCGGTTGCTGCCCATAATCCGATCCTCAAAAGACTTTACGTCGATCGCTTGTATGTTGTAGTTGACGACAGTCCCGCCGCCAGAGAATCCGCCGTTAGGCACGATCGTTCCGCTTGCTTTAGGTACAAATAACTCGGGGCCTTGCTCTCCAACGATATAAGGACGGCCACTTGCTACAGGGCCACCTTCTGCTCTAAACAGCCCTGCAAACGATGAGCCACCGGGAAGCATTGAGTCAATAAAGCGATTGAGTGCTCTCGTAGCGAATCGCTGGAACAGACTTTGGGCAATATTCTTAAACGCCTGAGCGGCCGAGCTTCCTTTCATAAAGGCATCGACAATTTCTGCGCCTAAGCTCTTAAAGCCATCTCTTAGATCTTCTAGTAGTTCTTTAAGCGGATCGTGTTTTTTAGTAAAGTTTTCAAACGCAAGATCCACTGCCTTCAGATACTCTTTTTGATTTAACAGGCCCGAATAAAATAACTTGTCTAACGTCTCGACTTCTTTTTCTAAGGCTCTTAAGGGATCTATTGTTTGCTTAATTTTCTCTGCGGCTTGTACAAGCGACTCCCAGCTTTCACCCATTAGTTTTGATGGCGTATCTCCAGCAGGTGCCTGAAAACTAAGAGCAAAGTCTTTTGACTCCTCTTTTACAAAGCCTTTTAGCTCATCAAAAATAGTCTGCATTTGTTCCTTAGTAGGAAGAAACGCGTCAAGAAAGTTAGGCTTAGTCACATCCTCGGCGACTCTTTTTCCAGCCTGTAGTCCTATCAAGGTTTCTGCTTTTTTAGATGCTTCACCGCCGTACTTAGCGGCCTCAAACCTTAGCGCAGCATCCTCGCCTTCTCTGAGCTTTCTGATTTGAGCGTCTAAACTTTCTATGTAGGCTTTGGCACGATCCGCTTCTGATTTGGCAGCTTTTTCCGACTCTTTCTCTGCTTTTTTTAGGCTATCTGTTTTTGCATCTGCCGCTTCTTGATACGCCGTAATGACTCTAAGAAGCTGTTCTCTTAACTTCAGTCCTTCTTTCGTGGCTTCACCGCTTGCATTCTTTAGCCCAATAACAGCGTCACGAAGCTCCTCAGACGTTGCCTGACCTTGCTCAAACTTTCGTAGGGTGGAGAACAGTCTGGTGGCTTCTTGCTCTGAAATGCCCAGATCTTTTGCTAGCTTCTCAACTGGAGAATCCCTAAACAAATTGAAGATCTCGGGCAGCGCCAACTTCCACATCGGCGCGTATTCGTTTTGTACTGCTTTAGCAAATTCCTTGATCTCGTTTGTTAGCTTTAATTTTGAGATCTGCAACAGCTGGTCATAAAGCTCCATAAGAGCAGGGCCAGCTTCTTTGTGGTAACTCTCGGCTATTTCACTTAGCGATAAAGCGGCTTTGTTATTGGCCTCAATAAACTGAGTCGCCGCATCCGTCGCACCTTTTGTAGCATCGTCTAAGCCCTTAATGTCGCCTATGAGTTTTGTGATGCCAGCAGTAACAAGCGGAATCCCAACAGCCGCAAGAGCGCCCAGCACGACACCCATCGTGCCGAATCCACTAAGTAGTTGCGGTAACTGTTGAGTAAGGGCTTGTGCAGCAGAAGTTCCTGCGGCAACCTGCGTAGAGAAATCCTGAACCTGATAACCGATGTTCCTCAGGTTGTATTGAAAGTTCTTTTTGGCATTCGCCGCGTCATTGAGAGCGGAGGAGTAATTTTTGGTTTGAGCGCTTGTAGACTCAAACGTACCGGCAAGCTCTTGAGCTTTCTTTTTGGCCTCGTCGGCACCCTTTTTGAACTCTGCGCTGTCTAGCGCTAGGCCGACCTGAAGGCCAGCAATCATCTTACCTGCCACGCTTCCCTCCTAGTATTTCAAGATACTCCGCCTTAAATCCGGGCAGCGAAGTAAAAGCCACAAAGTCGCGCTCTTGTCTTGTCATTTCTTTTGGAGGTACAAAATACGCCTCCATATGAGGGAAGAACTCTTGCGGTTTCATCGTCTTACTGCCTTTGGCCCACGATGACGCAAAGTTATAAACAACCGACATCAGATGAGACGAAAGTATTAGATTGTGTCTAGCACCAATCATCCCATCTCGATACATCAATTCTAACGCTCGAATGGTCGCTACATCAAGGCTATCAAAGACTTCAGGACTTTGACCGTTGAATATGGCCGCTGCCCTGATTTGCAGATATAGCGACCCCGTTAGTTTTTTTTCGTTTCCTCGTAGTCCGGGTTAACCACAGACTCTATAGATTTCACGAGTTCTTTGATCTCGACCTCGGACAATGTATCGGAGATGTCCTCGTAAGAAAGCGCAAACAGATCGTCGCCTTCTTTGAATCCAACCAGTGAGATCATTGCGATCTCGCGCATCTTCATGATTGACTTGTAACGCGCTGCGTTCTTCATGCTAGAGCCGTTAACGACAACATCGTCATCTTTGACTTCAATGCCGTCGTCTGTAGGCGAAGCGAACTCCCACAGCGACTTGATGAGGTCCTGATATTCGGCCTCTATAAGTTCTGGAGTTGGCTTGCGGAGCTTGTCCATCAGGTTTTTCATCTCGTTACGAGTTGGTACATAAACCTGAAGCTCTTGATTTGCAAAGTTGATTGTCTTGTATTTTTGACGCTGGAATGCGCCTAGTCTTTCTTGTAGTTTCATTTTCGTTTTGCCCTGTGTTTATTTGCCCAGTTATTTAAGTGTGTGCCTAAGTCCGATCTTAAGATCTCCAGCATATTAGGTATAGCTGATTGGAAACCTCGCTTTATAAACGGTCTAGCAGGCTGCTGTGCTGTGCCGTACTCTAAGGCTTCTGTGGCAGGTCTGTAGTCGCCATTCTCATCGTAATACTTGACACCAACATCCACATAGCCAAAAGCTAGCGTATTCTCGTTGAGATACTTCCTCTTTTTGTCTTTGCCGGAAGCTACCTTCGCGCCTACTCTGACCGTTGTCTTTAACCTACCGGTGTCCATAGGAGCACTTGCTTTTATGACATCCTTAGCAGGTACAACGGCTTTCCTAAGTGCAGGCACCAATGATCTTTTTGCAGCAGTCGAGCCAAACTCTTGCTGTAGCTCAAGCAGCATACTCTCGAACTCTTTAAGACCTTTGACCTCAAACTCCACTGGTCACAATCCGCTTAAAGATCTGATCGTTGAGCTTTAGGACGTAGTCCACGACCTCATCAGGTGTCATGCAGTCAGCATGATTAGCTGCGATCTGATGACATAGAGCAATGTTGATGAGACGCTGTTGCGGGTACCCAAACCAGTTCTTAGCACCGGTCTGGGCCTGCGTAATGAGATAGCTCAGTAAATCGTCACTCGCTCGCTGCATATTGCCTCATTATATTTAGGCAGACAGCTTCAGCGGCTTCGGCTTCCTGTAAGGCGGCATCCACCTCTTGTAGGGTGAAGGGATGACCTTTAGCGTAAAGATGAAGGTCGACATAGGTTGCCTTCATGCCTTCAAGGAAATCAAGGAGTGCTGTTTGACCAACCATAAAGGTTTCCTCTCGGATGAATGGTGAATGTAACTTGAGCTTCAGCGCCGGGAGCGGGATCAATCGTCCACTGGCTTACGCGACCGTTGAAAGCGTAACAGACTACGTTTGTGCCGTCGGTTGCGGAGATGACAAACGTGCGATCAATCGTGCCGTTGTAAGCATCAGCGCGAAGCAAAAGAAGAACCGAGTCCGAAGGATTCCACGCTGCCACGCAAGTCATGCTTGTAGGTGCAGACTGAACGGGGATCTTGTCAGATTGACGCGAGCCAGCAACCGAGAAGTTAGCAACCGCATCGTCCTGACCAAATGCAGGGATTGCTTCGACAGGAACAAGGTTTCCAATAACTGCAATCGGTGAAACACTTGCATAAACGTTGATTGTCGAGCTAGTCAACGGTGTTGGATTTGCACCCGGCTGGCAATACAGCGAGGCTGAAAAGCCGGGTAAAACTTTATTAGGAAGAGCCATTTTTCACCTCACGCAGGAATGTCTAAAGTGCAATCAAGAAATATTTGATGTAATTTGCTATCGTTATCGTATGTGTTGAAGAGCCAGTCAACATCGACCTTCGACACAAAAAAGAGACCACCAAAAGTGCCTTGATACCCGTGTAAGGCATCCACAATCTGCTGCGCCTTACTGAAACAATTTGCCATCAACTGAGCAAACACCGTAATCTGACAAACCGGTCTGTCTATACCCTTCACCGACTGTGGCCCTGTGTAAACCGGCTGATGAACGTCTCTGAGCTGCCACGTTACGAAGGTCGGTTCGCTTGCAAAGTTTCGGTTGAACACTGCATAAACCGGTGTCGGCGTACAAACCGTGACCAGTTGGGCTTGTATCGCTTGTGCATAAACGACTGTGCTATTTTGCCCCATATCAGACTGCCACGCTAGGTTCGTTTCGATAACACATGAGCGAGACCCACTGTCTGTCATCGTGCTCAAAGACCTCTGCGATTCGCCAGCTATTTCCCCGAAACGTAATCGAGTAATCCTCTTGATTATCCGAGATCGTCCGCATGTTGGGCGTGTAGTTCACAATAAAGTCCATCATGTTGTCGTACTGCCTGAACTTCT